ACCTCTGTGTATAGATTATTAGGTGATGAAAATATTACATCTCTTGCGTCAAAGTTTAATCCTAAATTATCACCATCTGTTGAAAATACAAAGTCCTCTACAAGTGATGGTAAAGATTTTACCGTTCCATCAAATACAAAAAATCCTCCTTCTGCTCCCATCCACCATATTGCACCATTTGCATAAGACACTGCATTTTGTCCAATACATCCACAATTAGTACCAACCTGTCTAACAGAGAACGTAAAAGGTGGACCTACGAACTGTAGCACGTAAGCAGCTAAATCAGTAAGCACAAAGATATAATCTTTACCTTGTATGGCAGCTCTAATCTCGTTTCCTGTATCTAGTCTAAAAGTACCAGCTGTGTTTATGGCTGTTGGTGCATAAGTATTTAAATCTTCTTGATTAGAAAATCTTACAAACATAGGATCTTGTGTTGAAGTATCACCAATCGTTGTTTCTGTTCCTAAATGAAATAAATGTCTGTCTCTATCTGACACCACAGATATTCTAGTGGCAGTAGGATTGTTTGTAGTTTGAAAGTTACTTGTAGTTTTAGATGCTCTAATAGTTCTTGCATTTGTGGCTCCAGCATTCCATGTAAAAGTTTCTCCATTAAAAACAGTTGCAACTAATACTTGACCAAAATTATCTAGACTCCAGTTTCCTGCATCTAAAGTCACGGTAGTTGTAGCTCTAGCTGTTCCCCAAGTTGATGCTCCCCATGTGGACGTGCCCCAACCATAACCGCCTGTTTGGGTTGTTGGTCCAACTAGCACGTACGGATTAATTGTGGCTGCTCCAGCAGCTGTCATACCTGACCCTGTTTCATTAGATGAGGCTTGCACTGTAAAACTATCAGTAGCAACAGTTAAAATTTCATATGCTTTTTCTAAATCAGATGCTGTAAAAGCAGATGCACCTGTCACGGTTACAGAAGATAATGTGATGTATCTACCTGCTAATAATCCATGAGATGCTTTATTTACAGTTAGTGTATTTGATCCATTTACCGTTGTTAACGTAGCACCAGTTATGGCTGTATCCAATGGACTGATATCAAAAAAATCATTTCCATAATATAAAAATAAACCTTGAGACGTTCCAATGGCTGCATATTTTTCACCAGCAAAACTTGTAAAAGCAACTTGTTGTCTACCTGCTCCAGGTAAAGTTAAAGAAGCAGCTGTTAATTGATTCCAACCACCTATCTTTTCAGGTAAACCATATCTAAATCTAACAAAATCACCGTCTACCCATTGCCCTTCAGCACCAGATTCTGTGTCTTGTTTATTAAATCCTGACTTGAAATTTAGTTTTTGTAGCATTATAAATGCCTTATATAATACTTATAAATAGAATGAAAGACACAAAATGAATGAAAAATCCGTAGATATATCCAATTTCATAGCTGTATACGATAATTACATTACACCTGAAGAATGTGATAAAGCCATTAAATTTTTTGAAAATCAAAGTAAATTTAATAATACTATAAATAGAAGCATTTCAGAACAAACATCTTCTTTAAAAAAGAAAGATGAACAATATTTTTCACACGGTGGTAATATCGATATATGGTGGCAAGAATTAAAAACCATGATGGTAAATTATGATCTAGCTTTTCAACATTACTGCTCTAATGTGGGTGCAAAAGAAAGTTATGATGTAGACAAGTTTTTATTTACTACTTTAAAAATACAAAAAACTTTACCAACAGAGGGTTATCATATCTGGCATATAGAACATGGTAAAGGTTTTGATAACGAAGCCAGAGCTTTTGTTTTTTCAATATATTTAAATGACGTAGAAGAAGGTGGAGAAACAGAATTTTTACATTTTTCTAAAAGAGTAAAACCAAAGAAAGGTAGAATAGTTATATGGCCAGCAGGTTTTCCGTACGTCCATAGAGGTAATCCGCCTTTATCAGGTGAAAAATATATTTTAACCTCTTGGATGATGTTAAGGTGATTAGAAACTTTATCCATGTAGTAGATTCTTTTTTATCTAAAGAAGAAAGTTTAATTTTAATAGATATATTTAAAAATAATAAAATAGAAAAGTTTGAAAGAGGTAACTACGAGGCTGTTATTTTGGACACAAAAATATTAAATGATGAAAGATTAAGTTTTTTTAATGGTAGAATACAAAAGATTTTGGATCAATACATATCTTTATATCCAGAATTAAAGTTTGTTAATCCTTTTTCATTAACAGAACTTAGACTTAAACGTTGGCAACCAGGTAATTATTTTGATAATTGGCATTCAGAACACTCTTTAGAAAGTCCTCATAGAATATTAAACTTTATGATTTATTTAACCGATCACAATTGTGGAACTGAGTTTTTAGATAAAACAAAAATACTATCTAAAACAGGTAGATTAGTAATTATGCCTAGTTATTTTACACATACTCATAGAGGTATGATATGCCCTGAAGGTAAAGATAGATATATATTAAGTGGATATTTTAATTTTATGGAGACGTAAAAGAAGTAGGTCTATTACCTAGTCTATTTATTTTTTGTTCAGGTGTTTCACCTTCCCCATTATCGTCGTCCCAATCTTTTTGTAATCTAGCTAAGTGCGCTGCGTCCCATTTAACAATAAATTGATCTCTAAAAGAACCAAGATTAGCCTCTGCCCATGTTGTATTTCTTCCTAAAGTTCCAGGAACATACTCAACACAATCGTTGTGATCATTGTCATCATCTACGAATTGTATCGCATGAATGTTATTCCATTTTGCATCATTCCAAAATGCATCGTTATCAATGATATATCTTTGTGGCCATCCATCTTCATTTTTTACAGATTGGTTAATAATCTGTTTGTCATCAAATATTACTGTCCATTTACTATTCATCTAAACTCCTAAGTTTTAATAATATATATCACGGTTAAATAAGGTTGTACAACAGAAGTTGAATCACCTGTAAAGTTTGCACTCATGTTGTGACTGTGCGATCCTCCGCCACCAGTTGATCCTGTGCTTGATGATGTAGCTCCCGGTGTAGCTGGGTCTCCAGAAGTACTTCCAGATGTATTGGCTGCTGGGTGATTGTGTGAAGGGATTTGACTAGTAGATAGAGTTGTATTACCAGTTGACCCACCAACGTTTCCAGTTGACTGCACTGTGTTTGCACCACCAGTTGATGCTAAAGCTTTGTTGTTTGATTTACCTATAGCTACATTATCAGATAAATTTGGCACGTTAAAAGTAGATGCGCCATCCCCTGTTCCATAAGTTGTGCTTATGATAGCGAATAATGCAGAGTAAGTTGATCTTGAAACTGCTTGACCATTACACTCTAAGAAACCTGATGGTATTGAAGAAGAAGACCATGGCACGATAGTTGCCGTAGGTATACCTTCGATACCTGTAAGGTTTGCTCCAGAAAAATCGTATTTTGTTGCTTCGTAATTTGACATATTATTTCTCCGTGTAAGTCCATCCTGTTGTAGCGTCGCCTGAGAATACTAAACCAAAAGCTGCGCCTTGTGTGTTGACAGTTAAGTTAGATGCAGCATTAGCAATGTTAGAGCCATTTCTTCCAACTACTAATGCATTTGAGTTAAAATCATAACCTTGGTCGACAAAGTGAACTTCATCCCCAGTCGCCGGTGACGCTGGAAGAGTTACAGTTACAGATCCACCATTTGTATTTACTAAAAGTTTAGCACCAGCTTGAACTGTTTCTGCTGCTGATATAACTCTCCATTTTCTATACTCGTTTGCTTTTACAACATTTGTACCATCAGAATATAACACATAACAATTACCTTCACATAATAATACACCTGTGCCAGATGTGGTTTTAAAGGTTAATGTATTTCCTGCATGGTCACAGTCATTTTGTACAATGTAAGTTTTTTCTATAGAATTTGGTATAGTTACGTTTAAGTTTCCAGCTAGTGTGCCGGTTAATCTAATAACATCATTTTTACCATTTGATAAAGCACCGTTAGTAAAAGTTAATGCTCTACTAGCATTAGTTACGTTAAAAGTTGTAAAACCACCAATAGCTTGTTCTAAAATTAATAAGTTTGTATTTGTAATTTGTCCCCAAGTTCCTGAGTTTTCACCAGTTGCTTGGACAGTAAGTTTTAGATTAGCAGATGTTGAATTCGCCATTTTTTAATTCCTTATACTTTTATTTTATTAAAAATATGAGTTTGTGTCAAACTCATTATGCAGCCACCTCTCGCCATCCTGGAGGTGTTATAGGCGCTGAACCTGTATTAACTTCGTTCCAGATCAAAGCACTACCAGATCCTTGAGTCATAGTCAACCCAAATCCATTAAATGTTGCTGTAACATCAGTAAATGCGCTAAAACCAGAAGATAGTCTAGCTATCATAGCTTGACCAGTAACCGTAAATTCTTGATTTAAATCAATTGTTTCATTTCCTAGAGTAGCTGTCATAGCTATTCCAGTCACACTAGGACTAACATCTCCTCGCATGCCTAAAGTGCCAAGAGTTAGAAGAGCAGCATTGCCTGTTACAAAAGCATCTGGTGCAGGATCTACACTACCTAAAGTTGCTTGAATTACATTTAAAGTATTAGCAGTTAAATTAGCATCTCCGGAAGCCGTAAGAGTTCCTGGAGTTGCAGTAATATTATTTCCAGAAACTAATGCCGTTGCGAACTGACCCTCTACGCCCCACGCATTTACATTCCAACCTTGTCTTCCCCAACCTGTTTGATTAAATGCATCTATTGTACCAAGAGCCATCGTAGCTGCATTACCAGTTGCCATAGCATCTGGACCGGCATCTACATTAGCCAAAGTAGATGTCATGGCAATTCCAGTTACTGTAGGATTAGCAACTGATGAAGCTGAAACACTAGCTAAAGTAGCTGTGAGTCCAAAGTTTCCTATTGTAGGAGTTACGTCTATTTTTGTAGTTACACTTCCTAGAGAAAATGTTCCGGCAACACCTGTAGGTATAAAGGTGCCAGCTATATTCCAACCATTAATGCCCCATCCAAGCCTACCCCAACCTGAATTTATTTCACCAGTAACCTCAGTTGTAGTTCCAAGATTTGCAGTGAGTGCAATACCTGTAACTGTAAGAGATGCGTTAGCTGAATCGTTCCATTGGTTTTGACCCCAAAAGCCGGTGCTCCAAGTTCCTGATGCCATAGGATTTTACCTCCTACGATTAACCAGAAATTCTTAGAATCGCTGCTGTTGAAGTTGGTGCTGGAAACTGAATTGTAAACGTTCCAGATGTAGCTGTTTTATCTGCTCCAAAATCTAGAACGCACACCGCTGCATTTGTTGTAGTCGATGAAGTGTTATAGATTAATGCGCCTCTAGCTGTGATTGTAACTCCAGTAAAAGATCTATCTGCAAAGTCTGCTCTTGCAACACCCGCAGTCATCGATACTGTTCCATTTACTAATGCTCCACCACCCGCAGTGTATTGTCCAGAGTTTCCAACTTCGTTAGTTGGAGAACTTGTTAATAAAGAGGTTGTAGCTGAGTTTAGAGTCGCTGAAGAAGTATAAAGAGCTATTTTAAACTTGTCACCACCTGATGCTTTGAAGTTTTGATCACCTTCTAACAAAAGTTTCTTGAACGAGTTTGCAATTGCTTGTGTTATAGCCATGTTTATTCTCCTTATTTACCTATACGAGGAACACCTGATTGATATTCATCTCGTCTTCTTCTTCCCATTTGTTCTATTGAGAAGCCTTCTATTGTCTGTTTATACTTTTGTTCGTATAATTGCAATAGGTCTTGTGGCCCTTTTAGAAAACTATATGCCTCGACTAGGCATGCATATAAAAGTCCGTTGGGAAATTGCAGACTTAAATATGTTGTAGTATTTGTACTCGATAAACCTTCAGGTTTCAAGATATAATTTAATTGAATTGTGTAGGTTTCATCGGGAGTTGGAGCCACAACAATAGTGTCTTCATCCCAGTTACTATAATATTTAGGCACTCCTTGACTATTTAAATTATTAAATTCTGACATAAAACTGGTATCTCTATATTGTAAAAAGTCTCTATTATCAGGGTTAGCTGTTCCATCAGAGTCTACTATTTGAGCTGATCTAATTACTAGTAGATTTGTTGGTGTATCTATAAATCTAGTCCCAGCTATTAATTGAGCTGTAACATATCTTCTGTTGTTATCAGAATCTACATCTCTTAAAATTCTAAACTCAGAGTTTTCTATAAAACCATTTACAATAGTATCAGTTAAAACAGTGCTAGATACTTCCGTATAATCTCTAATTTTTTGAACTAATTCTGCGTATGTCATTATGTTGTTACCGTCACATTTCCAAGAGTCGCCGTAGCCTCTCTTCTTCTATTTATTGATGATCCATCTTCTGGCACCATACTATTATTACTTGTATCTGAAAAAGCAAAGTCTCCAGGCAGTGTTAAATTAGCCACCATGTTGCCTCCACCTATTTGATCTGATGGAAAACGTTGAGGTCTTGCCTGTTCTAATCCTTGTGGATCAGCCACAAAAGGTTTTGGTTCTAATTGTGGTTGCTTTCTTTCATATTCTGTTATGTGAACAAAAGCACCGTTCCACTCAGTCACCATTTCTCTCCACGGAAATGCTTGACCACTTCTATCTGAAATTGCTAGTGCGTATTTTCCTTTTGCAAACTTAGACATTATATCTCCGGATAATAAGTTTTAGGTGAGATGTAAACACTTGCAGGTGATCCATCTTCTTGTAATGCTCTTTGTAATTCATCTTCATAATATAGTTTCATTTCTTGAGTTCTTTGTGGAGCTTTTTTCATAGATATATAATAAGTTAAACCTGCACACATGCATGGTACAAATCTATTAACAACATCAGCTTCGTTAGTATAAGCCCCTGCATCTTGTATTCTTTTTACAAAATAAAAATAAATAAATTTACCAGCTTGTTCTGTTCCCGGTGTTAAGTATAAAGCCC